TAATATTAATAATAGAACAAAGCACGATGCTTCTATTAGTTCTGGTTTAGCTATTATGGCTTGTAATAAGAATAGATATAGGCCTACGCCAGAAAGACATAAAAAAATTATTAATTTAGGTATTAAAAAATACGATAATACAGGTTATGTTTCAAAAATAAAATAAATGAATATAATTCCAAACGCAAACACAACAAGTTCTTTTCCAAGTCAGGTAGTACCAGACGCAGAAAAAGCTACATATGATTACGGTTTACGCGTTGCAAGAGCTATAGAAGACGAGTGGTTTAGAAGTGATAGAGGTCGTTATGATAGATTTAATACTAACTACAATAATTTTCATAGATTAAGATTATACGCAAGGGGTGAACAATCTGTACAAAAATATAAAGATGAATTATCTATAAATGGTGATTTATCATATCTTAATTTAGACTGGAAGCCTGTACCTGTTATACCTAAGTTCGTCGATATTGTTGTTAATGGCATGTCTCAAAGAAGTTATGAAATTAAAGCATATGCGCAAGATCCTGAGTCTATAATGAAAAGAACTGCTTATGCAGAAGCTTTGCAAAGAGATATGATGCAGAAAGATCTTATAAATCAAATTAAACAAGTAACAGGTTTAGATGTATCAAAGTCTCAAGGTAAAGGTTTAGAGCTAGAAAACGAAGAAGACTTACAGCTTCACATGCAAATGAATTATAAAGAGTCTATTGAAGTAGCAGAAGAAGAAGTAATTAATCAAGTTTTAGATTATAATAGATATGATTTAATAAGACGTAGATTAAATTATGATTTAACTGTTCTTGGTATAGCATGCGTTAAAACAAATTTTAATAGATCAAATGGTATTGAAATAGATTACGTTGATCCATCTAGTTTAGTTTATTCTTATACAGATGATCCAAACTTTGATGATCTATATTATGTTGGCGAAGTTAAATCAATAAGTTTACCAGAACTTAAAAAACAATTTCCAAACTTAACTACTTCTGAAATAGAAGAAATACAAAAATATCCTGGTAATACTAATTATACTAGAAATTTTAACGGTCGTTATGACGATCAAACTGTTCAAGTACTTTACTTTGAATATAAAACTTATACTAATCAAGTATTTAAAATAAAAGAAACTGCATCAGGTTTAGAAAAAACATTAGAAAAACAAGATGTATTTTTAGAAGCACCTGAAACTGATAACTTTAAAAAAGCTTTTAGATCAATAGAAACTTTATATAAAGGTGCTAAAATACTTGGTCATAATATGATGCTTAATTGGTCACTATGTCCTAATATGACTAGACCTAACTCTGATACTACTAGAGTTAATATGAATTATAATATAGTAGCACCTAGATTATACAAAGGTCGTATAGAATCAATTGTAAGCAGAATAACTGGTTTTGCTGATATGATACAGCTTACACATTTAAAACTGCAACAGGTTATGTCTAGGATGGTGCCTGATGGCGTTTTTGTAGATGTAGACGGTTTAGCAGAAGTAGATCTTGGTAATGGAACAAACTATAATCCAGCCGAAGCTATAAACATGTATTTCCAAACTGGTAGTATAGTAGGTCGTTCTTTTACGCAAGATGGTGGTCCTAATCCTGGTAAAGTACCAATACAAGAACTTCAAACTTCTAATGGCTTAGGTAAAATACAAAGCTTAATACAGACTTATCAATATTATTTACAGATGATAAGAGATGTAACCGGGCTTAACGAAGCAAGAGACGGTAGCACTCCTGATAAATATGCATTAGTTGGTTTACAAAAATTAGCAGCTGCAAATAGTAATACAGCAACAAGACATATACTTCAAGCTAGTTTATATTTAACATTAAAGACTTGTGAGAATATATCATTAAGAGCTTCAGACGCGTTAATGTTTCCAATGACTAAACAATCATTGATGCAAAGTATATCAAGATATAATGTAGGTACATTAGATGAATTATCAAAATTAAGCATGCATGATTTTGGTATATTCTTAGAGCTTGAACCAGACGAAGAAGAAAAGCAACTGCTTGAACAAAATATACAAATAGCTTTACAAGCTGGGCAAATAGATTTAGAAGATGTAATAGATGTTAGAGAAGTTAACAATTTAAAGTTAGCTAATCAAATGCTTAAAAAGCGTAGAAAAGATAAAGCAGCTAGAGATCAACAAGCACAGCAAGCTAATATACAAGCACAAGCACAAGCTAACGCGCAAGCAACTGAAGCTGCTGCATTAGCAGAAACACAAAAGCAGCAAGTATTGACTGAACAAAAAATGCAACTTGAAAAAGCTAAATCTGATTTTGAAATACAAAAAATGGAAAGAGAAGCTCAAGTTAAGCAACAGCTTATGGAGTTAGAATTTAATTACAATATGCAACTAACTAAAGCTCAAGGACAAGCTAAAGTACAAGAAAATAAATTTAAAGAAGATCGTAAAGACGAAAGAACTAAAATACAAGCTACACAGCAAAGTGAGCTTATAGACCAAAGAAAAAATGATTTGTTACCTAAAAACTTTGAGTCAGCAGGTAATGATACATTAGGTGGATTTGGTTTAGAACAATTTACACCTAGATAATTATTAACTATTATATTATATTATGTCAGAAGAAGTAAAAAAAGAAGGATCTTTTAAGGTAAAGAAAAAACCTGGAAGGCCTAGAAAACTTGTTTCACAAGATGAAACAATAAAAGTAGATTTAAATAAAAAAGAAGAAGATGCCGTTGAAGAGCAAAAAACAGATGAGGTATCTGTTCGCGACGGATCCGAAGTTAGCGAAGAAGTTCCTCAAGAAAACAACGAAGAAACAATTGAAGAACCTTCCGGAGAAAGTAAAGAAAAAGAAGAAGAGGTAATTACTATAAGTGAAATTACTGAAGAAGAACAACAAACTGAAGAGCCAGTAGTAGAACAAACTACTGAACCTGTAGTCGAACAAAGACAACTTCCAGAAAATATAGAAAAGCTAGTACAATTTATGGAAGATACAGGTGGAACAGTTGAAGACTATGTTAGGATTAATGCTGATTATTCTAATGTAGATAATAATACTTTATTACAAGAGTATTATAGAAGAACTAGACCTCACTTAGATTACGAAGAAATTAGCTTTTTAATGGAAGATAATTTTAACTATGATGAAGAGGTCGATGATGAGCGAGATATAAGAAAAAAGAAACTCGCTTACAAAGAAGAAATTGCTAAAGCCAAAAACTTTTTGGAGGAAACGAAAAAGAAGTATTACGACGAGATCAAGTTGAGACCGGGCGTTACTCAAGAACAACAAAAAGCAATGGACTTTTTCAATAGATACAACGAAGAACAGAAAATGGTTCAAGAGCAACATGGAAGGTTTAAACAAAGAACCGACAGCTTTTTCAACAAAGAATTTAAAGGTTTTAATTTTAATGTTGGAGAAAAGAAGTTTAGGTTTAAAGTTGCTAATACCACAAATGTAGCTAAAAACCAATCTGACTTAACTAATCTTGTTGGGAAGTTCCTAGATAATAAAGGGGAAGTCAAAGATTACGCTGGTTATCATAAAGCCATTTATGCTGCTGAAAACGCCGATACTATAGCTAGTCATTTTTATGAGCAAGGCAAGTCCGATGCTATTAAAGATATGACTGCTAAATCTAAAAATATAACAGAAGATGCTAGGCAAACTGCTGCTAACGCTGGAGATGTTTTTATTAATGGATTGAGAGTAAAAGCAATATCAGGAGCAAATAGTTCTAAGTTAAGAATAAAAACAAAAAAAATAACTTAAACTAAAATTATAAATTATGAGTTTTGCAAATAACTCTGCAACAGGTGGAGCATTTCCACCAAGTTTAATTCCAGCTGCTAAAAAGCAAGCTTTAGATACTAATTATCTAAAGTTTAACGATGGCGCTGGAGCTGGAAACACTGATACTTTTGCTCAACAATACTTACCAGAATTGTATGAAGCAGAAATTGAAAGATACGGAAACCGAACTTTACAAGGTTTCTTGAGAATGGTAGGCGCTGAAATGCCTATGATGTCTGATCAAGTAATTTGGTCTGAGCAGAATAGATTACACATCGCTTACAACAATTGTACTATTGCTTCAAACACTACTATTGAAGTTCCTTTAGAAGCTAATAAAGACTGTGCTATTAGAAAAGGTGCTACTATTGTAGTTTCTTCTAATTTAAAAACAATAAAAGCTAGAGTGACAGATGTTAGCGCTATACAAGCTGGGCCTAAAGCAACAGTAACTGTCGCAACATACCAAGCAGCTAATTTAGGTGATATTCTTAACGCTACAGATGCTAAAGTTTTTGTATATGGTTCTGAATTTAAAAAAGGAACTGTGGGCATGGAACTTGGTGGTGACGGCACTGCAGCAACCTCTGGAGTTGTAGCTGTTCAGCCAGACTTTACACAGTTTTCAAATAAACCAATAATCATTAAAGATTATTACGAAGTAAATGGATCTGATACTGCTCAAATTGGTTGGGTTGAAGTAGCTACTGAAGCTGGTCAATCAGGATTTTTATGGTATCTAAAAGCTGAATCTGAAACAAGATTACGTTTTGAAGATTACTTAGAAATGGCAATGGTTGAAGCTGAGAAAAAAGGAGGCGGTGGTGTTTCTGTAGATGGTTCTGAAGGTTTATTTGCTGCTATCGAAGATAGAGGTAATGTATATAATGATTTTGCTGGTGCTGCTGCTCCTGGATCAGGTGCATTAGGAGATTTTGATACTATCCTTAAGCAATTAGACACTCAAGGTGCTATTGAAGAAAACATGTTATTCTTATCAAGAAGAACTGCTTTAGATTTTGATGATATGATTGCCGCTATGAACGGTGCATATGCTTCAACTGGAGCTGTATCTTATGGTTTATTTAACAACGAAGAAGACATGGCGCTTAACTTTGGTTTCTCTGGTTTTAGAAGAGGTTCTTATGACTTCTATAAAACTGATTGGAAATATCTAAATGATTTTTCAACTAGAGGAAATATTGGAGACATCGACGGTGTAATGATTCCAGCTGGAACATCAACTGTGTATGATCAATTATTAGGTACTAACATTAGAAGACCTTTCTTACATGTAAGATATAGAGCTTCTGAAGCTGATGACCGAAGAATGAAAACATGGGTTGTAGGTTCTGTAGGAGCTGCTACTACTGGTTTAGATGCGATGCAAATACATTTCTTATCTGAAAGATTACTTTGTGTACAAGGTGCTAATAACTTCGTGTTATTTAAGTCAACTGTATAATTATTAACATTTTAAAGATTAGAAATTATGGGACATATAAAACTAAAAAAAGCTGGAACTGCTTTTGATATTGCATCAGCTGATGGTGTTATAAGTGTAAAATTAAACAGTAATGATGTTGTAATAGCTTATAGTGGAAGCACTAAAACAACTATTGCATCTTCTGGTGGTAATTTAACTCAAGCTGACGTACAGTTAGTTATTGACGCAATTGACGTAATGGACGGAGCCTCAGGCCCTGGTAAATTAGTCACATTGAGTCAAACAGACTTAACTGTTAGCGGCGCGAGCTTATAAAAAAAACAATAAGATCCCGCTTTGGCGGGGTCTTTTTTAATTATTATATTATATTATATTATGGAAACAAAAGAAAAA